AAAATTTCATGAGAGTTCGAATTGAACTTCATTAGGGATAAGATGTGTGCAAACTCGTCTTGTATCTTGTTCTTGATACTGTCCGAGAGTTTGACATCTCGGAGGTCGAGTGCAACTATCCTATCTGAAATATCAGAAGTAATACACTCATTAACTATATCTTCAATTGCAGAATCACATTCGGGAACCAATGAGGTTTCTCTATATCTTCGAATGAGTTCTGCCTCATTCTTGATACCACCTTCCATATCAACATAAGCACCATATGCTCCGCCAGATATATATCCAGCCTGTTGTTGAATGACAGGTGTGCCATCATCGTCAACAGGAGGCACGAATGATTTAGCATTCGGTGCTTCCTTGACTCGTAACTCGTCTTTCTTCCGAGTTATTTCAAACCCAAATAATTCCATATTATATTTATACCTCTCTAAAGAGGTCTAATTCACTATTACTTGACTCTTTCCCAATGAGAATATGTGAAATCAACTGTGAATTCCTCCAATGCATCTACTGTTTCGTAATTTAATTCGATAGCAGCAATGTTTTTAGGGAACATGTTGAAGAACTCATATCTCGCTAGGACAGCGTCGTCTTTACCTAATTGTTCGACAAAGGCTCTTGAAAGTAGATAGTCGTTAGACGCCATACCTACACCTGAATCAAGTTCCTGTATGTCTTGTTGCCATGCTTCTAAGCCTGACCTTGCAGAAAACTCAGAATCATTTATGATAGTCACTGACCAATCTTCAAATGTTCTGTCTCCCGCTAACTTTAGAATGTGACCTCTAAAGTTCAAAGGTATTTCTCCAAGAGTAGCAGCTGGTATATTTGCAGCCTTACATAGGAATTCAATCCTCTGGCCTGCTCTAGGGATAAAGACTCTGAATCGGTTAGGTCTTGGGCCTCCCCCGATTAGTTGTGCTTTAAATTCATCTATTGTTGCCATTCTTTACTCCTTAAACTGCTCCGTAGATTTCTTCAAACTCAACCCCTGACCTTGCAGCCACGAAGTTAAGAGTGATAAAGTTAATACTTCTAGCAGGCTTCACGAAGATAGAACAAACAAATTCGTTTCTATCTATAACTGTATCTGTGTTGTTTGTTTCATCACACAATACTGTGAAGTCTATTAGACCTCGTCTGTTCTTGACATCTCTTAAGAAAGGTTCTACAGCAGCTCTAAACTGTGCTCTTGTGAATGCATCGTTGAATTCAAAGAGTTGTGATTTAGCTGCAACTGCAATTGCTTTCTCTAAGACTATGAACAACCTTCTTACATTGATTCTATCGAATGCTGAAGGTGTTGATAATGCAGTTTTGTCTCCGAAAAGAACTGTGCCTTGGCCTGGGAATGTTACGATAGGATTAATTCTTGCACTATACAAGTCATCTCTTGAGCCTTGTGATGGGTTAAATGCAAGTTTTGTTATTCCTAGGTATTGACCTCTAGAGAATCCAGCTGGTGAGAACCATGGGTCTCTTAGTAAGTCTGCCCTTGCCATAATTCCTGCTGTATGTCCGTTGCCTGGCACCCAAACATATCTGTCGTTGTATCTGTCATATTGGTATACCCAACCTGAATCTAATACTGCATAAGAACTTGAAGTAACTGATGCATAATCTGCTACTACATTTGTGCTTTGAGTTGACTCAGAAGTGACACCAACAACTGATGCTTTTCTAGGTGATGCAATTACCATACAATCTTTACGGTTTTCTGCAATCTGAATAAGTTGGTTAACAATCGTGTTGTGGTCTGCTAATACATCTCCGTTAGAGGTTCTAGTTGAACCCGCTACTAAGAAACTAACATCTACTGTTTCTGCATCACCGAAATTATCTACATATCCAGCATATTTTACTGCTGGTGTAGGTAGAGTTCCGTCAGCTCCGTCTGCCAATGATGAGTTAATTGGTGCAGAAGGTCTTCCGAATGCAGTTGACCCTGATAATGCATGTGTGTGAACACTGTTTGCAGCAGGGTGAGTTGATGTTGAGTGACCAGTCCACCAAATCCACTTGGACTGATTGTTAATTATTGATTTGTAGTAATTTGACCCACCTTGTGAATCTTTGCCGTCTGATGCACAAGAAACAAACCCGTAAGTTTCTAGAACTTCGTGTTGTTTTCCTGAGATAACTCCGTCTTCATCAACGACTACTACATGAATCTCGTCTGCACTACCTGAAGCTGCTGTTGCAGATGCAGATGTGCCTGGAGCTTTATCAAATTGATTATAAAACTCCCAATATCTGTGAACTTGTGTTCCGTTAGCTACTAGAGCTACTAGACCAGTTCCAGCTGGTTGGTTAAGGGCTTCTACGGTTATTGTTCCTGATGCAGTTGCTGTTACTCGGTATTCTTGAGTAGCAGTTCCAAACCTTACGATATCTCTAACTCCAAATCCTGCTTCAGAAGTCACACTAATCACTGTTTGACCAGCAGCTTCTTCTGCATCTAGAGTAGTCACATTGTCATTGTAATATGCATCAGGTGATGCACAAACACTAACTTTTAGTGAATTACCGATTACGCCTGGATATTTAGCAGTCCATGCCCCTACAACCCCAGCTGCACCACCGTCTTCATGAGACGCTTGGTAACCTTCGAGGTTTTTAATGCTTGCATCTGTGTCTCCACCTGCGTTTGCATTATAGGCTGTTGAACTGGCAACACGAACAACTCTTAATGATGAACCATATCTTAAGAAAGCCTCTGCTGAGTAGAAATCCTCTGCACCTGCGTCTGTGTTTGCTGGTGTAAAGAAGTGGTCTACTAAACCTACGCTATCTGAAACGGATACTACTTCATCAACAGGGCCCCATCTAAATGAACCCGCGAATCCTCCAATTGTGGAAGATACTGCAGGCACAACATTTGTCAAGTCTACTTCTTTGACCTGAACGCCTGGTGATACTTGAAATGCCATACTTTTCTCCTGTTAATGTAAAAAGTTGTTTACTGTTTTATTTATAACTTTACTAACTCTAACTAACTACCAATTTATCTCGTTTTCCATATCTTTGTTAAACCAACGGTCTCCTTCATCGTCTACAAAGCTCGTTTCCTCGTGCTTTTGTTCTCCGAAGACCCCAGCTGGTAAGACATCGTCCTCTATCATCTTCTGTTGTTCTGCATACAAAAGGTTTTTTACTTGTGTATCAGTTAAGTGATAAAAGTATTCAGTAGTAATAAACCAACTGAATAATACGAGATTCATAACCATATCATCATGGTAACCTCTGTCTGCTTCGAAAGAATTTCCTTTCGTGACAAAGGTCATAAGTTCTGTTATAGTTGCTCTGTCTACAACTTCTAATCTTTTTTCTTCTAATAATTCTTTGAGTGTGGAACAACCTATTCTTTTAATCTTTTTATTGACCGTCACCCCAATATCGTCTGCTTTTAACTGTCCTTGGACAAAAACATTGGGATATTCTATATCATAGTGCAATTGAGTTGCAACCATTCCACCCTCTGCATTGTTTTCTATTATAACTAATGCTTCATTATATGCTCTTACATACTTATTTATAATATCAGGAAACAGCATGGGACTTATCATACTGTCCCTATATGTTGCAACCTGTTCGAAAGGTTTCGTAGATACATCAAACACGGTAAAGGTGGAGAAGTCCATACCTCTTCCTTTTGCAACATCTACTGTGCAGATGTATTCGTGGCCTTCCTTTGGTCTCTTATATATGTTAACTGAATCCCTATTCCAATCAGGTTCCCATGCTTTCAGACCTAACAAGGTATCTGCATTAATAAGTGTATTACCTGTTCCTAAGAAACTGTTACCATACTCTTGTTCGAACTGTGCCTCTGAGGTGTTTGCAATGGTCATTTCTTTCCATTTCTCATCTCTGCCAGGCACATCATACCAGTTTATTATAAAATGTTTATATTCCGACTGTTCATGAACTGCAGACTCATATATTCTATGGAACATATTACCTACACCATTTGCAGTTGAGGTTATAATAACCTTTGAATCTTTACCCGAGGTGATAACGGGATATGTTGCAGTATAGAATGTATCTGCATCATCTACAAATGCAAACTCGTCCAAGTATAGTAAGTTGATTGACATACCACGAATTGAACTTGAACTTGTTGCAGCTGCAACTACTTTTGAATCGTTTGAAAATTCTATCGAACCTTTGTTAAGAATCTTAACGCCTGGCTGTAAAAAGAAAGGAACAGACTCTAACATGGTTACGATTCTTGCAATCATTTCCCTTGCAATCGCACCTTTGTTTGCAAGAACTGCTACAGTAACTTCGGGGTGAAATAATAGATACCACAATAAGTATGCACAAGAAGTTATTGATTTACCACTTTGTCTACTTGCAAGAACGACATTAAATCTATTTTGGTCATAGAAATTTATAAGGTCTTCTTGATATCCACGAAGTTGAAATGGAACCATACCTTCGTCTAGGGATATAATCTGTGTATAGGTTTCAATAAAATGAGAAGGGTCTTTCGAACACTTCATGTATTCTTCTAACTCTTCTTTGGTATACTGGGTTTCAACACCAGCTCTTTTAATGAGAGTGTTCCCAAGATATCCTTCGTTTACAGGTTTTACCATTTCCAGTTTTGTCCTATACCGAATGAAGTTTTTCCTCGGTAATTTGTATAGAAATAGTCCCCGTCAAAACTAACTTCCCAACCTAAGTATTCAGGTCTTGCACTTGCGTCTCGTAGTTTTCCAAGGCCCCAACCGTCATGTATGTGTCCATTATACTCTTCGTCTAAAACTGTGTGAGCTGCAATTCTTATGTTTGGAACATACTCTACTCTATCTAATTCCTCATATGTAATCTTATGTTGGTCATAGTAACTTTGCATACCGCACCCATAAGCATTATCAATATCTTTGACTTCGTCATATGATAACTCTGTGCATGAGAGTAATCTTAAATGATTAGGATATACCTTATCTTTAACACCTAATTTTTCTGCTTTATCAAACATTTCCTTAACTTTATCATGATAAATGTTATCAGAAATGAGACCATGAACATATATATCTGCTTCAGGCCATTCGTCCATATCAAATATACTGTTGTAATGTATATCCCAATGTGGATACAAACCTTTCGTATATACTGCAGGCCAATATGAATTTTCTATTCCAATACACTTACTTGCACCATAATATTCTGCAAGGTGTAATAGGATACCTGTCCCACTACCTAAATCACATACTACTTTGTCTTTTGCATACTCCTCTAAGAACTCTTCATATCCAGCGTTCCTTTGAAAGTCTACTGACTTATCCCAGTAGTGTGTTCTATGTCTAGTCATTTGACCTAAAGACATTGTCCACAATGGGTGGTCAAGAGTTAACTCAGGAATTTCAGCTTGAACTATCTTCGTTGTCTCGAACATTTTTCGACTCCTTTTTCAAGAACTTTTGCAACTCACTTGTCGAACCAACATATAAATGGTTGTGTTGTGTCTTGATTGAACTATCTTCTTTCTCTAAATCTTTTAACTTCTTTTGTATATCTATTAACTTCTCTGCAGTCTCAGATACCGTCTTTATAAGCTGTCCAGCGACCTCATAGGCACGAGGGTGTTCTGTCTCTTTGGATAGTTCTAATATGCCGTCTATGGCGTCCTGACCGCGTTCTACGAGGTCATAGAGGTTCTCTCGGGCATACTTGTAGTCTGTTTCAATGTTCTTCTCTCTAGTCGGAACTTTGACTAACTTGGTTTCTTGTTTGATATCAGAATTGATATCTAGAAGATTATCTAATTTTTCGTCTATTTCTTTTGCCATAACTATGCATCACCAGTGGTATCCTCAGAATATGTTGAGGTCACACCTTCATCATAAAAAGTCACTGTCTCAGCAACCACGAATGTATCAGTCGGGTCAACTGAACCAACAAACTTTAAGTTTGTATTGGTAGCTATTGTGACGGCAGAACTCAATACTATTGACTTCTTATCGCCTGCAATACTCGAAACGGTTGGATTTGTTGTTAAGTTTGTTCCAAACACTTCGTCTCCTACACTTATCTTACTATTTATTGCCTCTGAAAAGGTTACTGTAGTTGAACCACTTACATCAAGACATCTAGCTGCAAAGGCTGGTTCATAGTGTTTAACTTCTTTAACCAATCCTGACCCTTGAATCTGTGTAGATGTAAATCCAGCTGCAATATCTGTATTAATGTAATCCCTTTCAATAACATTCTTAATAACTTCTCCAGTATAAACTGGGCCGAAGAAGTATAACTTCATAGTAAATTCTAATGTATATTCTATAACTCTTCTTTCTTCAAATGACCCCTCATACATATCTTCCATTGCAACGGAGTTTAATATGATTGGGACATCTCTTACTTCTGCCATAGAGTCTACCATTTTCATTGCAACGGTATACTCAGGTTGGAAGTAAGGAAGTATCTGTTCTAATATTTGAATTGCATCAATAACATTCTTTGCAAGAATAGAAAGTGAAAATGTTAAATTATACGGAGCTGGATTATATTGGTAACCTCTCTTTCCAGCATCAGCAGTTTCTAATATATCTTTATGTGTTCTTAATAATTTGTTTTGTTGTCTTGTTGGGTCGTATTCTAAACTTGTAAGTTCGAATGCCATACGAGGTAATGAGATAGAAGTAACACTTCCGTCCCTTGCCTTTGCATCGTCTTGTAGTCTTAATAGAAACTTTTGTTTTGGCCCATAAGATATTGGAACCTTTTGTTGTGTTAATACAGTCCCGTCTGTCTTAGTCTTCTTAATATCGATATTATTAAATAGAGTTCCAAATATTGATATGGCTCTTTTAATAGTCTCGTTGTAGAAATAAGTTCCGAACATTATGCATTATCCTCTATCCACTGTTTTAATTGTGCTACAGTGTGTAAGTTCTCTGCTTCTTCATCAGGAACTTCTACATTATATTCTCCTTCAATCTCCATGACTAATTCAACAATATTTAATGAGTCTGCACCTAAATCATTTACAAAATGAGATTCATCTTTTACTGCGTCTTGGTCAATACCAAGGGTTTCTGCTACTATTTTTTCTATCATTTTATGGTTCACCAAATGGGTTTACTTCACTAAAGTCTAAGTATGAACTATCCTTATCTTCAAATTCTTTATTTTGAGCAGAAGATAAATTACCAAATGTTAATACATCTGTAATGCTTGCAATCGTTCTTGCAGTTGTAGAATCCACACCCGTAATCGTATCTCCGACTTGTAGTGTTCTTGTGTTGTCTTTAATTGTAAGTTTATTAGCTTGTGGTTGCCATAGAACCACCTCACCAATAGTGACTGTTGTGCTATCAATAACTGTAGTCAAGTTCTCTCCATGTGTATAGTTTCCTGAACCAGTATTCATAGTCATTTCGATTGTGTAAGCTTGGTCTGCTTCTACCAAGTCTGCAGAAGTTCCAGTATCGAAATCTTCTCCACTGTATTCGAAGAGTGAACATCTCATCTTGAATACAAACATTTTTCCTAACTGGAAGAATGGGTCTTGGTCTTCTACGAATCTAATTTCAAATAATGACCCTGTTAATGGGAAGTATATAAGGTCTCCCTCATTAGGTCTTAATGAAACTGCAAGATTTGAGTCTAGGGAAATGAATCTTTCCCAAGTTCTTAATGATATGACAAATGTTGCTTCTTCTTGTATTTGAACACCGAACTTCGAAACTAAGTCTCCTTCTCCTTCGAAACCCTCTGTATTTTCCAAATACATTTCTACACTGTATGAGTCTCCAAATGTAGACTGCACATCTTCGGTAAATATGGTGTCTTCTTCTACTATTGTGCGAGGAAGATATAGAACATCATGTCCATAGAATCGTAATGATTCAACGACTAAGTCCTCATAAAGATGCTGTTCTGTTTTTACAGCATGGTTAAAATACACATTAGTAGGCATTCAATTACCCCATTAAGTCCATGATAGGAAGCTCGTAGTTAAGTCGAGACTCCTCTTCTAATTTTGTTATCTCCTCTTGTGCTTGTG